ACACCAGACTTAAAATCTGTCGAACGTAACGTTCTTGCGGGTTCAAGTCCCGCCAGTCGTATTACCCACATAAATAACCATGTGTGGGATTCATCACATGAAGTATAAATATCAATTAACTCAAGGTTATCGTTTCTTCAACGGATCAATAGTCCGTATGTATTTCATTCAAGGTATTCCCTACACATTTGATGATCTAAGTCAACTGATTCAAGATCATCCTTCTGTACAAACAGAGGCATTAGAACACAAAGATTTTGATGACAATGATTTGTACAGAGCGTCTGCATATCTAGTAAATGAAGAAGCACACCCGTTAATGTTTGAGTTACATGTAGACAAACCCGAACTTTTACCTAAAGATGATTGACGAATTCAACTTGTTATTGGAAGGCAAATTTGAAAATAAGCGGCAAGCATTTCGCAACCCCAGCAAATTTGCATATATTAGAGTCACTCATGTAAATATTGGTGACGGATTGTTTTATGGCGAACAAGCATATAATCATAATCTTAGATCTCCATATAGACAGTTTGTTCTGGAACCAGTTGAAATTGTTAGTGATGTAGTTAATGCTATTCAACTCAACAATTATGAGTTATTAAATCCTGAAAATCATAAAGGATTTAAAGACCTTGACAATATCACTAGAGATATGCTAAAATTAAAGCCTGGTTGTGCAGTCGTCATGACTAAGGTAAAAAATAACCATTTTGCAGGAGGTATACAAGCAAAAGATTGTACCGTTATGTGGGGAGAAAAAGAAACCTATTTAACAAACAATATCGAACTTACCTACGACCTTTATAAAGTCGAAGACAAAGGCATCGACCCTTGGACTAATAAGCAAGTTTGGGGATCACAATATGGTGCTTTTCAATTTAAGAGAATGCCTGATTAGCTCAGTGGTAGAGCAACGCTTTTGTAAAGCGTAGGTCGTCAGTTCAAATCTGACATTAGGCTCCAGCCCAAGTGGTGGAATGGTAGACACGCAAGTTTTAGGCACTTGTGTCGCAAGACGTGAAGGTTCAAGTCCTTTCTTGGGCATGGGATTCCAAAATCCCAATTTCAAATCGATGGATCGGGGAATTTTTTTCCCGCCATTTTTCGCTTAAAAAAGTCGAGGTAACAATTATGACCCTTCTGTCTAAGAAAGATCATGAGATGGTGATCGAAGCACTGGAAACTTTAATTTCAGTCAAAACCGAAGATTCCAAACTCGAATACCAAGACTTACTTATGTGGGTAAAGTCAAAATCCAAAGAGGCGTTTTAATCCCAAGTAGCTCAGTGGCAGAGCCGCCGACTGTTAATCGGCTGGTCGCAGGTTCAAATCCTGCCTTGGGAGTTGGCGATACTGCCGAACCAAACCCCTTCCGTGTGACTCAGAACCTCCCCTAGGGGAGGTTTTGTTGTATAAATACTTTGAGGAAAAAAGTAGCGCCCAGGGTTTCGGTAATTATGGCTCTTACAAGACTTGATAATCTGTATTCAAGTAAAACTGGTAAATATCTTTATGTTTCGCCTGACGATTTTAACGCAACAGATTCGCTTGATAACAGAGGCAATTCTCCTCTAAGACCGTTCAAGACGATCCAAAGAGCATTTATCGAGGTCGCAAGATTCTCATATCTGCCTGGTAAGGATGATGATAGATTTGACCAGTTCAGCATTATGCTGATGCCTGGTGATCACTATATTGATAACCGTCCTGGTATTGTTGATATTAATGACGCTAGTAGACAGCGTTATTTTGACTCTAGAAACCTAATTAACGCTAACCGAACCGAAATCGTTGATCGTGCATTTGCACAAATCATCATTGATTATGATGAGGCAGCATGGGGTGTAGACTGGGTTGTTCCTGGTGATGAAGTAGTTGGACCTTCTCCAGATGTCCTACGTAGAGGACAAGGTGCATATCGCCTTATCCAAAAGAATAGAACCGAAATTATTGACGCAGCAATCGCTGCTATCGCTGCAGCACATCCTACATTTGTTTATCCAGGTGGTAGCGATGAAAAATGTCGTAGAGACACTGGATTCTTCATTGATGCTCTTTCACTGGACGTTTCTCTTGGTGGCGCAAACGTATACACCAGAAAGTTCCTACAAAATTACTTTAATGGCAATACTTGGGTAGACAACGGTCTACAAGGTGAAGAGGCAGAATCCATCACTGGTTTTGAAGCTGCCAGAGATTATATGAAACTGGCGCTTACTAACCAGTTGACCGTCAAGGATCTTACTCTTACCCCAGACCCTTCTACTGGCAGTAACACGAATACAGCATCTTGCTCGGGTATCCAGCAAAATATTGAAAACCTGACAACTCTTGTAACAACTTACATCACTCAGGGCAATATTGACGATCTTGAGACTGTAGCACCAGAAACGAGACCTGATGTTGGTCCTGGTGAGTCTAAGTGTAAGCGTGATATTGGTTATATTGTTGATGCTGTTGCTTCTGACTTAGGAAATGGCGGCAACGCAAGCATCATCGCTGCAACCAAAGCATATTTTGAGGGTGGTCTCCCCATCATCAACGGTCTAGTTGGTGAAGAGGCACAATCTGTAATCGCATTCGCTCAAGCGGGCGAAATGATGAAGAAAGCGGTTACAAACCAACTGTATTCCAAGGATCTGACCATTTCTCCTGGTCCCGCATACTATGGTGTTGGAACAAACCTAGAACCAGTTCTTCCATCTGGTAACGGTGCTGCATGTATTGATGTCCAGAACAGTATTGACACTCTCGTTGCTATTATCAACACATCTATTTCTAATGGCAATCTAGATGAACTAGATGATCTAGAGGTTAGTGGTGATATTCCTGTATTCTACTATGATCAAGCAAAGCAAGAATGGAATGATCAGTCTGTTCTAGATCTATCCAACCCAGATAACGTACTATACAAGTTTAATGCTACTACTGGTGGTGCTATTGTTCCTAGAGGATGTTCTTTGGTCGGTTATGACCTTCGTCGTACCATCGTACGTCCTCTCTATGTTCCTGATCCTGCAGATGGAACACAAGAAAGAACAACCCTCTTCAACCTCACGGGTGGTTGCTACCTCTGGCAGTTCACCATCAAAGACGGTGACTTAACCTCCAACTCCCCTCTATATGATGATGTAGCGAAGGTTGGTAAAGTATACTTCCAGAAAGGTAACAATTCTCAGTTAGCAATTCCTGAGTATTCCCACCATAAGATCTGCATCATGGAGTATGCAGAGAATGCAGAACTTGATGCATACTACCTGAAAGTTGGTAAGGCATTCTCGCTATTCCAACCTACCATTGATGACGGAAATTTAGAGACCCTACCACAGGAAAATAGAATTGTTGGACCTCTGTCTGACACTAGAAATATTACAAAACTGAAGTTGCTTGAGCAGTATCAGGCAAATGGTAAGGATTACGTCACTATTGAGGCAACTACCAAGATTCCTCATGGTTACTTTATCGGTCAGTACATCGCTGTCGTTGACAATGGTCTGAATGATGTCTTGAACGGCACCTTCAAGGTCACTTATATTGACCTAGAAGACCCTCGTATCTTCCGTTATGATGTAGAGACCACTCTACAACTCTTGGCACCCCTGGAGGTCAATGCAGAGGGTTATACACCTTCCACAACTCCAGAACTGGATCTGAACTGTAGAGCACAGGCAGAGATCGACTCTGTTGAGTCTGCTTCTCCATATGTCTTCAACTGCTCGATCCGTTCTACCTGGGGTCAGTGCGGTATGTGGGCAAACGGTGCTAAGTCCACTGGTTTCCGCTCCATGGTTGTTGCCCAGTACACGGGTGTTTCGCTACAGAAGGACGACCGTGCATTCATCCGTTATGATGAGTTCAGCAACACCTGGAACCAAGCATCACTCACTGATGCATTCGCTACCACTGCTTATCACACCAAGGGTGATGCTTATTGGAAGGATGACTGGAGAAACTTCCACATCCGTGCTTCTAATGATGCATTCATCCAGTGCGTCTCGGTCTTCGCTGTTGGTTTCTTCGATCACTTCCTGATGGAAAGTGGTGGTGACATGTCCATCACCAACTCGAACTCTAACTTTGGTAATACATCACTTCATGCTGTTGGTTTCAAAGGATTTGCATTTAACCAGGATAAGGGTGGTTATATCACCGATATCGTTCCTGTTGAAAAGATTGACGACACGGAATTTAATGTCGAGCAGCAGAAGTATTACTCGCTTGCTATTCAACCAACCAAGGATCCTAATAACGACACCAAACTATATTATGGTGCCGATAATGCATATGATCCATTTGCAAAACCAGCAACTAGTATCAACGGTTACAGACTTGGTGCTCTAACAAATGAGAAACTATATCTCAATATCAAGTCTGCTGCTGGTACTACAATTCCTTTCAATGCAACTCTTGAACCATCTGGTTTCAAGAAGTATGCTGCTGCGATTGAATCGCTCAATCCTGATGGTATTACTATTAACAATAACGCTCAGGATGCTGCTAATTTAATCGAGGCAAATAAAGAGTTTATCCAGAAGGAAGGTTATGGATATATCACATCTAAGTATCCTGCACTCCTAACCAACACCAACATTACTATTGGTAAGTGCGAAAGAGACATTGGTTACTTTGTTGACGCTGTTATTGCTGACCTGAGACTAGGTGGCAACATTAATACTATTAAGGCAGCAGAAGGTTACTACGTCGGTGGTCAACTCGCTTATATTGAGACTGAGTTGAATGAATCTCTTGATGCATATGATTACGTTAAGAATCTCTGTATCGCAGCAATGCGTAACTTTGATTACTTGATTCGTAGAGTAAGCACTGTAGTTAACTCTCCAATTGTAGACATCGGTGATACTTCAGGTATTATCGTTGGTATGAAAGTTGAACAGTACAACTATCCTACTGATTTTACAAATGGTAGATTAAATGAGGGTGCCACACCAATTACTACACAGATTCCTTCTGGAGCATATGTTAGAAGAATTATTGACTCTTCTAGAATTGAACTTGGTGCTGCTGGAAGTTATCTGACTACTGGTCTTACCGTCAATGCAAGTTCTTCTGGTAACGGAGCATATGTATACTTCTCCTTGCCACAAACTGCTTCGCCATTGGATAGTGTAAATGCATTAAGTGGTGTATGGTCTTCGGTATCTGCTGTTAAGGACCCAACAGTTCTTCAAGATACTACTTCCTGGGGCGACAATGATCCAGATGGTTATCCTGAGTGCTCGGGTATTGCTACCACAATCCAAGGATACTTCAGAAATATTTCTCTAATCCTAAGTCAGGGTCTAACTCCTGTCAATGGTAGATATGCTGATGCTGCTAATCTACTTGAAGCTAATAAAGATCTGATTGCAAACGAAGCATTGTCGAGAATGCTCGATGCTAATCCTGGATTCTCTGTTCCAGGTGGAAATGTCAACTGCTTAGATGATGTCAACGGTGTTCTTGATGCGTTGATCTTTAACGTTCGCTACGGCAGCAACAACAAAATCTACGAAGCCGCAGAACTCTATGTCAACAACCCAGATGTTGTTGAGGGTGAGAGAGTAGAGTCTGTAGAAGTTTACACCAATGCGAGAGATATCGCTATTCAGGTGATGAGAAACGAGGCAGTTAATATCTCGGGTACTCATGGATTCACTCAATTTATTGATAATAGCGTCATTCCAGACTATAATGATGATGGCACTTTAGTGCAACCACCTTGCCAAGATGTTGCTAGCACCATCACTACATTGATTGCAATTATCACGCAATCGATTGGTACTCCTGGACTACCTGGAGATCTAAACGGTGTAACCAAGTCTACTCCAGACTTTACCACTATCACTAGAGAAGAACCTTCTCTGGATACTGCAAATCTTGCTGCTAGAGCAACTCTATTCACTATCTTTGTTGATGGTGCTACTACTAACCCACACAACTTTGAAACTGGAACACCAGTTAGACTGGTTCCAAAAGCAAAAGCAGGTACAAATCCTGACAAACGTGTTATCAGACTACCAAAAGGTTTCGACACTAACACTGTTTACTATGTAATTGCTCCTGGTAGAAAGACTCAACCAGAAAATTATTCTGACTTCTCTAAGTACGAGAATATCTTTACTTCAGAAGCATCCACCAAGTTGATGCTTGCAACTACTAAAGAAAATGCTGCTGCAGGTATCTATATCTACTCTTCTGAAACAGAAGCAGTTGATTCTGATGTTGAGATTGAACTCTACCAGTATGTACTTGACGAAAGATATGATCTACACCAGTATACATGTAACTTCCCTAATGGAGTAACTGACCTGATTCAAACAGATGTACCACACATCTTTGACGTTCCTTCCTCTTCTGATACTGTCCAAGCAATCTTCTTCAGAACATTTGGTGAGGATAGTGAGTCTAGACTACCTTCTATTGCAGGTGGCGATCAACTAGACCCTAATACTTACTACTATGCACGATATAGTGGTGCTAAGACATTTAGTGTCCACACTACCATTGCAGACGCTATTGCTGGTGTACAGAATATTACATTCACACCAAACTCTGGATATAACTGGTATGTATTCTGCGACAAGCGTGTTTCTCCAGTTAAATTCGATGCCACTAGAAGTGATGAGGATACCAGCACGGGTCAATGGTACATGCAGGTTAAGGATGAGAGTGCTAATGCTGATAACATCCTTAACAGATACCATGAACTTGGCAATACGCTTAAAGATAAGAGATCGAAGAATGCGTACTATACTAGACTAACTGACGAAAGAACTGCACAAGATAGAATTTATCGTCTACGTTATGTCATTCCTAAGTATGCAGAAGGTGTACGTGATCCTCTCAACGGTTTCGTTCTGAAAGTAAGATCTGATACTACAAGAAAACTTCTACCACAGAAGATTGTTCTTGCACCTGTCGCATCTGGATCTCCTGATATTGCTACTTTCAACATTCCTATTGTTGATGATCAAGGTAACACCATCCAGCAACAACTAGGTCTAACTTCCGATCAACTTGATCCAAGTTTCTCTTACGATCCTTACAACATTAATAGTGTTAAGACTGTTGCTAGTGATAAGACTACATCTAAAGTTGCTTTCAGCATTCAATCTGCAAGACAAGTAACTGTTGGTGCTGATCCACGTCTAGAATTGACTGTTTTTGATCATACGATCACTAATGATGCACTAAGAAATGATGCATTTGTTACTGTTCGTATTGAGGCTCCACAAAATGATACTTTCAGATCTAATTCTGGTCTCAACAGCATTACATGGTCTGGCAATTCTACTGGTTCTGGTCTAGTTCAGGCATATTTAACTGTTCCTGGAACAGATCTCCATTATCTAATCATTAGAGATGTATCTGGAAGCATTAATTACAATAGTTTAGTTGATACAACTTTCTATCAGACTCTACTAGATGCCAATAATGATCCTGTAATTGATCCAAACACTGGTAATGAGCAGCAGATCTTTGCTAAACTACTCAGAAAACCTAACAGTGTTGGTTCTCCAGACGAATCTCTAAGTAAGTCTATCAAGGAAGATTACCTCTACAGCAACAAACTTGCTAATGTTCTCACCATGACTCCTGGTGATATCATTGAGGATGACACAAATACTTCTTATCGTGTTATCTCGGTAGAGGATGCTGGTGAGATTGAAGATACATTCTATATCTTTGACATTGATGAGATTCAAAGACGCATCCCCAACCAGCAGGAAGGTGTATATTACCTAACATGTCTGCGTGGTAACATCTCTCCATTCCCAACTGGTGCTGGTGTTGGTCAGAACTTTAGAAACTTCAAGTTCTCTCAACCAATTTCTCAACTCTATCCTCTCAACTACAAGAACGACCCACTGTGGTTCCAGGTTGTTGATAATAATGGTTCTAGAGATGAGACTATTCTTGACGTTCCACCCACTATTTGTGCTGCTGACAACTATGTTCATGGTCTTGTTACCACAAACGATTACAAGAATAGTGCAACCAAGGAAGTTATCCTTGATCTGATCGAGAACCCTGCTTTATCACGCTATGAGTATGGTACTACCATCAAAGCACAAGCAGGTAACGCCACATCTGGTTCTGAAGATCGTAAGATCTCTATCTCTGGTGATTCTGACTATCCTACAGAGAACAAGCTCTACGTCGAACTACGTCGTCCTTCGATCGCAAGATCTGGTAACCACACGTTTGAGTACCTAGGTTTCGGTCCTGGTAACTACTCCACTGGTTTCCCACTGCGTCAGGAAGTCGTCTTAGAAGACATTCAGGACTTCTATGCTCAAAGTAAGAAAGAGGACGGTGGTATCGTCTTCTACACGGGTCTGAACTCCAACGGTGACCTCTACATTGGTAACCGTAAGATCAACGCTATTACAGGCGAAGAGACGTTCCTAGAGCAGGCAACTCTTAATGAGTCTGATGATGAGGGTGGTGATCTCGGTAACCTCGTTACTACGTTTGAACTACCTGTTGTATTCGAGAAAGAGATTACAGTTGATGGTGATGCAGTATTCAACAATCCTGTATCTATCAACGTAGAACCAAGTGAGGGAGATGCACTAACCATCTTCTCTAACATGGACACCAATGCTGGTGATGATGGATCTCTTGATAGTAATTCGTTTGCATTGAGTGATATTCCTTCGGAAGGTAATATTACTCTTGGCAAGAACAGAATTTACTCTGCAATCTATGCACTCAACCCAAGAGGCAATGAACTGCAGTCTGGTCAAAATTATTCTATTAGAACACATATTGACCAAACTAATGCTGATGCTCCTTCTAATATCTGGCCAGATCAAACTGATACCATTGGAACCGCAGTACAGTTTGGTGCTGATGCACCAATATCTGGTGATATTCTTCTCAAGGGTAGGGAAGTTAACAAGACAGGTTCTCTCGGTTGGATCTTCTCGAATTTCTATGCTGATGTAAGTGGTAATATCCTAACAGTACAAGTTGTAAGTGCTTTCCAGATCGAATTTGTATGTATCACTGGTACAGATACTGATGATCTTGGTATTACAGGAACTGGTGAAATTAGATTGAGTGGATTTGGCGGTGTACTAGAAGTTATTAACGGAGTACGTGGTATCTTCAGTATTGCTGCAGATAAGAGATCTTTCCGTGTTCAATCTCCTGTAGAGATTACACCAACTGCTGCATTGACGATGCCAGGCAGCTCCAGCAATCCTGACAATCCAAATGCAATTCTTGAAGTTGGTACACTCCAGTGGAAAGAGTTTGGTGTTCTAGGTTCTGAAGCAGTCAGAACTAATACAGATGAGTATGGTTTATTCGGTCTTGGTATTAACACTCTTGCCCGTGCAGATCATGCTGATGCACAAGAAGCATTTACTTCTACTGCAACACAACCAAGAGCAACTTTAGATGTTGTAGGTAATACATTCATTAGTGGTAAAGTTCTTCCTGTTGGTGATTGGAAACTAAACAGCACACTTGGTGATAGAACTTTCAACGGTGTAGCAAATGCATTGCTTGTAGGTGGCGACAGCACAGCACCTTCCTCAGTAGCAACACTAAGAGTTTCTACTCAAGATGATCGTGTTGGTATTAATGCGGATGGCAATCAATTAGACAGAGCTCTAGTTGTTTACGGTAATGCTAGAATTACTGATGATCTTAGACTTCAAAGCAATCTCGAAGTTAATGGTGGCAATTTAACTACCACTTCTACATCGTTCAACTTCGGTATTACTAATGTAACAAATGCTGTTATCTTTAGTCAAGCGAATAATTTCTCTCTTGGCAACACTGCAACTGGACCACAAATTTTAACCTTTGGTTTTAACCCAACCGAGCAAGAAATCAATATTGGTACATATTCTCCAGATACTAGATTTAATTTACATACTAGATCTGAGAAATCTTATATCAAACTTGGTACAGTTGGAAATGATGAGATTCCAACAACTGCTGCTCCAAAGATCAGTGTTGTTGAACTTGGTGGTGGATATCTGAACGATGGTGACGATCTAGTTACTGGTTCTGTATTTAAAGTATACAACAGATACGTAGAAGTTGATGGTGATCTAAGAATTGGTTCTAGATTTGATCCTGGTTCTGGTACAGCAAAACTCAACTCTAACGCAAGAGTTGTTGAGATGTTCTCACTCAACACTTCCAGATTGAGCATTGGTGCTAGTGCTGGTGACCTAGAGTTTGGTGCAAAGGGTGGTACAACTACTATCAACAACTCACTGGTTGTCGAAGCAAATGGAACCGTTAAGGGTGACTTCACTCACTCTGGTGGTCTGAATACTGGTCAGTATGAGATCAGAAGAGGTTCGTTCTCTACTGCAACCCAATCTCACGATAAAGGATCTATTGACAATACTAACTTAGACTTGTATTCTAAGGTAACTATTGACAGAACACTTGATACTGGTGGTTTAGGTGTATGGTCACTTACCGAGTGGAAAGTAGATCCCACTGATTCTGAGGAGGATGAATACTATCTGCCTATTGGTCAGGTAAGCAGCACTATTCAGTTTGAAATTGGTGCTTACATTCTGATTGACAGATCTGTAGAAGTTACTGGTCAGAATACTACGGTATCTCCTGTTGGTGAAGAGTATAGTGAACTCTTGCTTGTTACAGGTCTAACCAACTTGAATGACCAGTCTGGTAATAAGAAGATTCAGGTTAAAGTAAGAAGAGCACAGAATAATCTAAATGGTGATGGTAGTTTAATTCAAGATTCTGGTCAGGCATCTGGTTACAAATTCTTGCGTGATGATCACCCTGATAATGCTGTATTGATTAGATATAACCTATCTGAGAATGTCAGCTTTATTACTAATGGATCTGGTCTACCAAACAGTGCTGCTGGAACATTAGAGAACCTGACAACAGGTGTATTCTCTGGTACAGTTAAGGAAGGAGACTTCTTCAGATTAAGTGGTACTGAACTTGCATTCTTGAATGCAATCAACGTTACTAACCCTCAGATGCTGAAGGTTACTGATGGCAACACCCTTGATGTATTCACAGTTGAATCCACAACTGGTGATACTATGGTTCTGGGTGACTTGGATATCTACGCCAACTTCTTCCAGCATGGATCTAACACCCCAGATTTTGAGGAATTTGTAATCTTTGATGGCGATGACAATAGAAGATTTACTATTGACACTGCTACTGGAAATACTAAGATCTTTGGCAATCTAAATATTGGTAACACCCAAGATTATGATCGTCTCACTATCGCATCTGATACTGGTGATCAGACAATGCGTGGCGGTGATCTACTAATCACGGGCGATGACTTAACCGAGAATAGACTATTCTTACAGAACAGCACTGGTAACCTTACAATCAGCGGACTATTTGTTTCCGAAGATACCGAGGGTGAAAATATTTTCAATACTGATTTAGTTGTCAATGGTGATAACTTCACTGTTAACAAAGTCAGATTGATTGGTGGAGTTCTTACTCCTACTGAGATGTTTAAGACTCGTTGGATCAATGCAGATACCAACAGACCTGAAGGTGCAGCAATTAACTTTGCTGGTCAAGAAGGATTCTTTACACAGACTGGCGCTAGAAAGTGGCAATATATTCAAACAGGAACTGACGTTGTTGATGTAGAATCTAACGTTAATTACTTTATCGCTCCTACTGCAGATACGGTTATTAAGTTACCACCCGATCCACTGACTGGAGATATGATTAGAATCGTTGATGTTGGTGGTAACCTCACATATAATGTCTCCCTCAAGTTTAGAGCACCTAACGGTACTGCTATTCAAGCGGATGACACAAATGCTGGTGGTAACCCAAATCCAGGTACAGAATATGAAAATGGTGGTGAACTGGTTGTACAGACACCAAACGCTGGTTTAGGTCTAGTATACATCGGATCGGTCAATTATGATGGAACCACTACGGGTGCTCCATCAAGTCAACAAGGTTGGTGGTTAATGGAGATTTAATAGATGCCATCTTACACTGCTATCAGAACAATGAAAGGGTTGCCCATCGGATCGGTGCAACCCTGGACGGGGGATTTAGGTGATATCCCCAAAGGATGGTTATTGGCTAATGGTGCCGAATTAGAAGCAAGTCAATATCCTTTATTGGCTAGAATACTTAAAGACACCTATGGTGGTGTCAATTTTACTGGTGAATTTCCCACATACTCAGGAACATTTAGACTTCCTCCAACAAATCAAAAAGGTTTAGCGGACATTGATGCTGAGTATTTTAATGATGAAGACATTTCTACTGGACTGAGAAATAACGTATTTGATACTGTAGAGGCAGGATCTATTGTAGGACAATTTATTGGTGAAGTTGGAGACCTTGGTGTTCCATCATCAACAAATGCTGTAACTGATTTGTTGTTTACATATACACCAGACCCAGATGGTGTTCTATTAACATACACCTCTACTGGTACTGCACCAGCAACAGATATATCCCAGGTATATGAACCAGGAGATTTGCAAGTTACTCAAACTGGATCTGGTAGTGGTGCAACTTTTAGAGTTGTTCAAAACTCTAATCAAACCTATTCAGTTAAACTTGTTAGTGGTGGTCAACTATATGCTCAAGATGATGTCATCACTATTTTAGGAACATCATTCAATAAGGGTGAAGCGGATGGAGTGGAAACTCCAGGAACAAGTCCAGCAAATGATTTAACTCTTGTTGTAAATGCAACAGGAGATGGTTTCTTTGAAGGAAATATTACGGGACAGTCTGTAATTCCTGGTTTTGGTATTGAACCTGTATATATTGTTCCCAGAAAATTATCTAGAAATCATTTTCCACAGCATTTCCACGTTGATGACGAAGGTTTTGCAACTATTAACAAAAATGACTCGGGAGAACTTCCTGGCATTGGTGTTGGTGTATTTGATACTCCAGAGATTTCTATCACATCATACTGGTATAGAAGAGTTCCTTGCGAACCTTTAACAGAACTTGCTGGAACATGTGATCCTGCTGAAAGGAGACAAAATAGACCGAATCCCAAAAGTATTGAAATTTCTTGGGGTAATCAAACAGGATCTGAAAATAGTTTTAGTGATACTATTGGTGGTGCTGGTATGGTTCAACCATTTACTCCTGGTGCTGGTAGATATGCTATTGCATTTGTAGAGGGAACTAGACCCATCGAACCACATTCTCCAACCAGATCCCGTGCAGATGGTCATGGTGTGGGTAAGTCTTGGTTTACAGATGCAAAGAAACTTAGAGTTAGTGACACCGTTATTAGTCCTGGGACGACATGGTTGGAGAGTTTAAGAACAGACGGTAAAATTATTGCGGGTACAACTAAACTACCGTTTTCTGATAGTGTGAACGCCGCATTCTCACCAAACTTTGATGATGGTGGTGGTGATGGAAATACAACTGGATTGAGTGATGGTCTTGTCACTCCACAGGCAGTTCTTATGAACAGTGCTGCTATTCAATATAACAAAACCGAGAGTGCTCCTGGTTTGAGTGAAGTTATTCAATCACACAATCATGGTGGTGAATTTACAATCATATATAATGGAGATGCACTGCAAGCAAAATCTCCAATTACTGCCTCTGCTGCCCCAAATGTTGTTCCAGATGATATTCCAGAAGCATTTCAGGTAACATTTACAACTACATCACCATCTATGGCATGTATTCACTTAATTAGAGCATACTAATGACAGTATACTACACAAAACAAAAAGCAAAATTTGGAGGAGTTACTGGGACAATCATTCCATTCCCAATTTCTTTGGAAATTCCTAGTTTTAGGGATCAACTCCTGCCTGCAGGATTTTTGAAGTGTGATGGCAGTATATTGAAAGCATCACAATACCCAGCACTTGCTGCTACTATCGGTATTGGTCCTGACTGCAAATTTGCAAAAGATCCTGAAGGTATTGGTACAGATGAAATCCAATTGCCAGATTTGGGATCCAAATATGTCAGATCTTCCACGGCATCGGGAGAATATTTGGACATGGTGCTGAATCAAAATCCAAATACAAAAAAAGTCGGTACAGAAATTGAAATTGTATCACTAATTGGCAATGAAGCAACAATTTCATATTCTGGTGAGTTTTTAATTCAAGGACAAAGTGGTATTGGTTATAACGGTAGAGCGATATTAGAATCTCAAGCAACTACATTTAGTGATAGATTATCTGAAGATAACTTCCAAGCACACAACCATGCAGCAGACACTGCTGTTATGACATATACTGGAGGATGGACTGATAATAGATTTACAGGAAATTTTGGTGCTAGAGGTGGCAATGAGGCACAAACAGAAGCAACTAATGATTATGTTGCTATACCATCACCAGAAGGTTCAACTACACTAGTTGCTCATACACATGATATTGATTTGCCTTCATCGCAAGAATTGCGTGATAACGATACTCAAACAATGTTCTTTAATAATTTTGCCATTCCAGCAGAAGGACTAACAAGTACAGTTACAGTAACTACAGATGATGACATTAAATTAGATGATGTTACATCACCATTTTATCTCGTAGAGTACATTATTAAGATCTAATCATGGCAGTATCAGCAAGCGGGTTTACTTCTAGAAGTGTAAACAGAAATAACACAACATATCCTACAGTAACTTCACTAGCTCCTGGTTGGTCTTCATTAATGAACTCGTACGGAGTTCGTGATTCTGGATTGTATGAATGGGATATTGTAGTAGCAGAAAGAGGGCAGCAAAAGTTTCAAGTCGCTGCTGATGATGATGCTCAGGTATATCTAGATGGTGAATACATTGGTGCTGCTGGTCCTGCTACAGACAGTTCTATACTAATTTCTACAGAAAATTACGAAGTTAGTGATAATATGATTTTAACCATTATCAGCACTGATAGTGGTATTAAACCAACCGCAATTGCTGCTAGACATGTTGGTGTTGATTACGATCCTGTTGATATTTCATTATTTGAAGTTTCTCCTCCAGTTGCTCTTAATACATCACAAGTTCTATTAAGTTGGACTACTTCTAATGCAACTAAGTTAGAAATTGATAATAATGTTGGTGATGTTACTGGTCTCGATTTTATTACTATTGATACATTTTTACGATCAAATAATAATTATCAATCTCCCGCTACCAAATTATATACTTTAACAGCATACGGTGCTGCAAGGGGAGACATACAAACTGCTCTCGTAGAAGCTATTGTACGTAACGATAATATTCCTGATGATTTTCAGATTCCAATGTTTCCTGATAGGGAACCTGAAGAGACTCTTACATATGATACAAATCCGATTACTGGTATTGATGTTTCTATCACAGTATCAGGTGATGGTAATGTTTTAGTTTCTGAAGTTGGTGATAATTCTTTTACTAATTCTATCACACTTCCTCCAAATAATCAAGGAGTTAGATTAAGATTCCAAACCCCTGATTTTAATCCATCACCAGATACTACAGTTAACACAGTAACTTACTCTGTTAATTTTGGTCCAGTTACAAAATATTTTCAGGTAACCACTAGAGCACCAGATGATGCAGAGATATTTGATTTTGGTGATAAAAAACAAGAAGTTCCTTTCCCTGTTCCACCAGGAAATGCTGAGACACAACAACCACAAATTCAATCTCCTACAACTGTAGAACTTACACCTGAGCTATGGGAAGTTGAGTTACAAGACGTTGATAGAGTTAATGAACTAGACGGTGTTGAAATTAGAGCTAATGATAATAGTCTTGAAGTAAGAGTTAAACCACTAGGTGGTGCTTGGCAGGCATGGGAGACACCTAATAACATGTATAATGCTATTGGAGATGAGTCGCCAACTTTATTTGATGGCATGGATTTAAATCCAATAGGAACTAGGAGTGGAGATTTAGCAAATACAGCACCAAGAAGCATTTCAACCAGAGTATCTGGTGTATTGTTAGCAAAAAATATACTAAGTAGTTAAAATGCCATACATCACAGTATCAGGACAAGGTGGTTCTAATGGAAGCACTGGTGATAACAAATACGAATCAGTAAATGTCGATACCTATACAAATGGCAGACCATCAAAACTCTATGGTGCCTGTGTAGGTGCAGGAGGTGGAGGTGGACCTAGAGGTGGTGGCAGCTCTAATGGTGGCGGCGGAGGCGGCGGAGGTCTATCTGATGGAACTATAGACCTCTTAAAAGATGATACTATTCAAATTAAAGGTGGTGGTGGTGGAAAAGGATCTACTGCAACAGGAAGTAGCACTAGACCAGGAGGAGATGGAAGAAGTAGTTATGTGAGTTGTGGTGGAGGATCTTTTAGTGCTGGAGGCGGGGAAGGTGGTAGAACCAATCCTGGTGGTGATGGCGGCGATGGTAATGTTAGAAATGGTGAAGACGGTGACGATGAGGATAGAGGATCTGATGGTGGCGGTGCTGCTGGATTTGACGGACGTGCTGGTTCATCAAATGGAGTTGGTGGTGGTGGTGCTTCCTGGGATACAAGTGGCAGCAAATTGGATACAAACTTATCTGGAGCAGCTAGTGGAGCCAATGGAATAACTGGTGGTGGCGGAGGTTGTGGTCGAAGAGATGGAAACTATAATTTCCTTCCTGGTGGTGGTGTTGAAGTTACTGGTGCAGCATCTCCAGGTGGAGGTGGAGGTGGAATTGCATTTGCTGGATGGCCCACTCTCGAAACTGAAGATGATAAAAGATATTTAAGGTCAGGAGAACCTATTGATATTGATTATGAAGACTCTCTTAATAACACGGGTACTGTTGAGTGGGATGGTTATGATAATAACACAAGCGATGTGGAAGATGTAACTTATACATTTACAGACGAAAATGGTGCAGAAGCAGAATATTATTTTAAAGTTCTACCAAAAGTAAACATAACTTACTCATATGCTAATCCAAATCCAGTATTAAGTAATGCTGGTATTCCTACGTACAGTACGCATTTATTTTTTGAAGGTGTTTCAATATATTCAGCAGATTTACAAAGGAGAGATGGTGGTGTATGGGAAACTATTGAAGAATTTCCAGAACAAGATGGAGATCCCAGTAAAGAAGGACTTCAATTTGTTCTTAGTCAACAATATCAAGGTGGTATCGATCATATTGTAGACGACTTGAGACAATCTACTGCTGGAAATACTAACCTAAGTCCTAGAGAAACTAGATATCGTTTAGTTGCTACTGATGGATATAATACAGTAGCACTTGGTCCAGATAAACCTTCTATTATATACGTTGATGCATACAATGATGATTTTGCTGCCGATCCTGGCATTGCCGATCTACTCAACAGAGAACCAAACGAAGATGTATTAATTAATTTTGTTTTGTCTGAAGTTGATATGCCAACTAGAATTTCATGCACCAATTGTTTTGTTCAAGATCCAGTAACACTTTCATACACAACTACAGCATTATACACAAATGGTAGTGTAGTTAATATTAAAGTAGTTACTTTGCCATTTAACAATGATGAAAATGGTTTAGTCAATGAAATGACATGCACTATAGATATAGGACGAACGCAGGTAGAGTTTATGTCTCAAACTAGGGCACCTGTAGTCGAAGAAATATTTGATTTTGGTGACAACAAACAAAGTATTCCATATCCACAAGGTCCTGATGGAGCACTTGAAACTTACACTGGAGGACAAACAGCAATACCACATTTACAGTCTCCTACTGTAATATATCCAGGAACTGAAATAGAAAATTGGGATGTTGAACTTGAAAATCCATGGGGTGTACAAATTAGAGCAGCAGATATTAAACGTCAAAATAAAGGAGATCCTAGAGATAGTTTCACCAATTTACCAGGCAATGACACTGAGTTAGAAGTCAACAATCAAAGATTTGGTGACACACCAAATAATACTTGGACTAAACCAAATATTTCAAACATGTAATGGCGACTCAATTAGTAACATATTCCCAAGGAGTGGGATCTGGAACACAGAATATCAATATACCATCAACTGCCAGAGATATTTACATGACAGTAAGATCTGCCAGTGGTGGTAGAGGTGGCAATGATGCTAACGGCAATGGTGGTAGTGGTGGACCTGGAAGACAAGGTACGTTTCTACTTACCCAAAATTTTGTAGCAAGAACTCTTACTGTGACTGTTGGTGGTCAGGGTGGAAACGCTTCTAGTGGTAGCAGTCCAGCTAATGGTGGAGC